GCATTTGACTCAAGCATCTAATTGCTAAATTAATCTAAAGGACTATCACAATGAACAAAACATTTATATACAGTTACAAAACATTTGTAAGTTTCGCAACTTATGAGGATGTCACTCTGCGTGATAGTCGCGTTTTTGAAGCCAATGAAGATTTAACAGAATCCGAAATTAATGATTACTTAGAACAGGCCAGTCAGCGTATTCTAACACAAATTAGAAACACTGGATGGTGGAGAGAATATCAGCGTAAAATGGCAAAGATAGTTGATCCTAACTTGCTACCCGCTGTTAATCCAGATTATATATTAGCCAGAACGCAGGAGTTCATAGACTTAAATGTGTATTTCGCATTATTTGAATATGTCTATCCTAGTGTTGCTGACTTTGGCAATCCTGACAGTGCTGAATTTGCAAAAATTAAGTTCTACAAGGACAGCTATAATGTATTATTTGACGAAGTAATTGAATCAGGAGACTGGTATGACTTTAGCGAAAATGGCACCATTGATACCGCAGACAAGATGGCTGCTGTTGTAAACAGAGTTCGCACAAGATGAGAACAGAATTATTAACATATCTAACAGCACAACTAACTGGCACAATTAAAACCAGTCAGGAACTGCCTTGGACAGAAGGTAATGATGCACTTTATCTTAAGAATGCTCGTAGAGTATACTTAGATGAACCTAATACTGAGCAAGCAGAATTTTTACCTACATTAGGTAGCTGTTCAATCAATCAACGCATTACTACAATTAGATGGTATCTAAGTGTAGATGCAAAAAACAGAAACGCAGACTTAGACAGTGCAATAACAATCTTAGGTAGTGCTAAAGATATCACTACCATTACTGGCGTTTGGCAACGTCAGTTTGACTATACAACTACCATAGAAAATGATCGTATTATCTATGAAGGTGAATATAGGTTCACAAATTTAGCATAAGGAAAAAATAATATGGCTTTCATATTTCCAGCACCAGGCGTAGCAGATGTAGAAACTACATTGGCTATTCGTGTTACAGGTGACGTTTCCGGCTTGTTAGTTCCAGCGATGCAAGACATCACTATTAACAACGCTACGGACGTTTTCACTTGGACACAGTTAGACGAAGAGTCTAAACTACAAATCCCAACTACTGCTACAAACAGTATTGACTTAAACATTGTTCTAGAACAAACATCTTTCTTCGGCACAGGCACAGGCACTGATGTCGCATTAAAAGAAGGTATCTTTGGTCTAAGCAAGAACAAGCGTCAAGTTGAGTTCACACTATACATGGGTGACACCAGCGCAGGCGGTGCAGGCAAGACTTTAACAGGTGTTGCTTACATTACTGGCTTGGCTCCTTCTGTTAGTGCAGATGCGCCAGTTTGGGTTAGCCCTTGCACTTTGACAGTTACAGGTAACTACACAGTAGCTTAATATTCTCAGGGATGGGAAGAGACTAAGCACCTTCGGGTGCTTTTTCTTTGGAGAAACTTAGCATAAATAACAGAGCAAGGAGATATGATGATATTTGACGATAAAACGGACAAAGAAATCTTGCGTAGTATAGAAGGCGAAACTGCTAAAGCATTAGCAGAAATTCGTTGTGCCAAGGCGGACTTGGAACAAGCAGAAGTAAGAATGAAATTTGCATTAGCAACTATTCACTACTTAAAAAAACGATTTGAGGATTAAAATGAAATTAACACAATTAAGCAAAAAACCTGAACTAGTCAAAGTAGAACTCAATGACGAAGAAACCATTAAAGAATATGGTGAAGCATTAGAGTTTTGGATCTATGACAGAACAGGCATGGATGTATTCGTAAAGATGGCAACTATGAAAAGTGAAGACTTTGGAGACATGGTTGACCTAGTAAACAAAATGATTCTTGATGAAGATGGCACGCCAATTGTCAAGGATGGATATCTATTACCCAGCAATATTTTAACTAGAGTAATAGGTAAGGTGGTGGAAACCCTGGGAAAGTAACGCAGGAAGCCTTGGATCCCGAAGGTGTTGAGATGGGCATGTTGCTTAGTATTGATGCCATAGGGAAGCGTTATAGTTTGTTGCCCAGTGAAGTAATGACAAGGGCTTCCACATTTGATTTAGTAGTATTAGATGCCGCATTAGGATATCAAACATATATTCAAGATAAGGCAGAAGGTAAAAAAGAAGCACCAAAAATGAGTCAAGAAGACTTAGTTAAAATGGTAGAAAGAACAAAGCAGAAAAATGGCAATGCAATTTGATATGAGCCAGGTCAGCAAAATGTTTGAGCAGGCGGAAAAGGTAGCACCAACATTAGTCAAAGAAACATATGACTATTTTGTTGACAGCACTCCTATTCGCACAGGTAATGCTAGACGCAATACACGACTACGTGGTTCTACCATTGATGCTAATTACAATTATGCTGAAAGACTTGATGAAGGTTACAGTCGTCAAGCCCCAAAAGGTATGACTGATCCTACTGAAAAGTTTTTAGAAAAACGCATAGATGATTTAATAGGAAAAATTAAATAATGGCAAACTTAAAAGTCACCCTTGAACTTGACAGTCAAGGTTATATACGCAATATTCGTGCCGCAGACTCAGCTACACAATCATTTGCTAAAGATGCTACATCAGCTACAAAAGATGTTGATAGTTCATTTAATAAGTTAAATGGCACTACTGACAAACTTGCTGTTAGTTTTGGTAAGTTAAAAGGTATCATTATCGGCGCGGCATTTGCGGCATTAGCACGTGGTGCCTTAGGTGCCGCAGATGCTATCAGTGATTTAAGTAAAGCCACTGAACTTAGCGTTGGTAGAATTATAGAATTACAACAAGCATTACAAGCCAGCGGTGGTGACGCTGCAAATGCCAGCAAATTCGTTACAGAGTTTTACAAAAGTATTGATGAAGCCGCACAGGGCAGTGACAAAACACAGGAAGCACTGGCTAAACTTGGTGTTAGTCTAAAAGATGTTGGCAGCAAAAGCACAGCAGATTTGTTAGATCAAACTGTTAAAGGTTTTGAAAACATTACAGATCCAGCACAACGCACAGCATTGGCAATACAATTATTTGGTAAGAGCATGGCCGGTGTTAATCCTGCCGAACTCGCCGCAAAGATGGATGAATTACGTGGTAAGTTTGAACAGCAGACCAATGCTGTTAATAAAGCAGCCGAGTTAAATGACAATTATGCTGAAGCAATGAACAACGTTAGATTGGCATTCTTAACCATTACAGCTCCTATGGTTGAATTTATTAACAATATTGCTAAAAGCAAAGCAGAAATGGAAACATTAATCGCATTGCTTAAAGGCTTGGCTGTTGTTATTGCGTCAGCATTTGCCTTTACTGGTTTTGGTTTAATTGTTCGTGCAATTGGAACTATAATGAGAGGTGTTGGCGCATTAACTGGATTATTTTCTAGTCTAGGTGCAACAATTACTAGAACATTTGCAGCCAATAGCACTGTAATGAAAATATTACGTGGTGTAGGCGGAGCTATTGCTGGTATTGTAGGTGGAGTAACTGCCGCAACAGGCTTAGGCGGTGGCAATGATGGCGGTGATGCTGCTGGCGGATCAACACAGCCTGGCACTATGGGTGCTTATAGAAGTCGTGCAGAAAGCACAACAACTCGTCCTGTTGAAGTCGGTAAAGAATTAACTGGACAACTTAACAGTGTTCAAAGTCTTGCTGATGGTTATCGTAGAATTGCACAGTCCAATATGGAAAGATATCAATTAGAAACAGATATACTGGGCAAAAGTAAAGAACAAGCAGACACAATGAAAGGTCTAGCTGACATCAACAAACGCTATGCCGACCAAACTGCGGCTTTAGAAGAAAAGCGTAAAGGTGCCAAAGGCGCTACTGTTGCATTAATCAACAGTGAAATCGCAGGTCTAGAAAAGTTAAAAGGTCAAGAAATAGCGGCATTTAACGCAAGTCGCGAACGAACAATACAATACGCTAGACAACAACAAGAAATTAAAAACATTGTTGATGCTATGGAACAAGAAGCGGAATATGCTAGAGAAATAGCTGAATATCAAAATCAACAACAGCAAGCAGTGTTGGCAGCCTATGAACAAGTTAAAGCACAAACGCAGGCATTGGCATTAATTAGTCAGCGTGAACAACTTGAAAAGAGCATTCAAAACTTGCGTGGCAGTGAACAAGCAACTGCCAGAGAATTGTTTGACTTAGAAAATCAACGTAAAACACAGCTTGAAGCAATTCAAAAGATACAAAACTTACCATTTGAAGGTGTTGGTGGTATGAAACAGCGTATGCAGGAAATCAATGACTTGTATGATGCTAGAAAATTAAAGATTCAAGAAACTGCGGCTGCAACTAAAGCAGAACAAGAAAGTTTTGCCTTTGGATGGGCACAGGCCAGTGAGAAATATCGCAACAATATTAAAACTGATGCTGAATATGCCGCACAACAAATGTCAAACTTTACAAAAGGTTTTGAAGATGCGTTTGTTAAGTTTGTTCAAACTGGCAAGTTATCATTTAAGGATCTTGCTAATTCAATGATTGCTGACTTTGCTAGAGTGCAAGCACAGAAAATGTTGTCAGGATTATTCAGTGGTGGCGGAGGCGGTGGCATTGGTAGTTTGTTTGGTGGTATTGGCAAACTATTTGGCTTTGCCAATGGTGGTATGCCTCCAGTAGGACAAGCAAGTATTGTAGGCGAGCGTGGTCCAGAATTATTTGTTCCACAAAGCGCAGGCAGAATTGTTCCTAATCATAAACTAGGCATGGGACAACCGGTTGTTAACAATAACACTACAGCAGTTACATACAGCATTCAAGCAGTGGATGCAAGCAGTTTTAGAACTATGCTGGCCAGAGATCCAGAGTTTATTCACAACGTGGCTGAGCAAGGCCGTCGTAGTTTACCAATAAGGAGCCGTAGATAATGGCATTACAAGATATTATAGATTCAGCGGTTAATGTAGAAGTTAACCGTAGTAAGTTAGTAGCACAGACTATTAGCCGCAGTGGTAGAATAAGCACTGCTAGCCGCAACTGGGCAAATCCATTTAGGTTTGTAGTTACGCCTAAGCCATTATGGTCAGCCAGTGAATACCGAGAAGTATTTGGACCATTGTTAGACAATGACAGATATCTACCACATGGAATGTATCTAAACAATGTTGATCCAACAACATTTCAAGCAGACTTGGGCAATAGTTGGATGGTAAACTATCAAGGTCAAAACGACACTGTGAATAATAACAATATTATGGACAGTTATCAAGCCTCAAGTCAAACCAGTGGAGCAATGATTTGTTTAACAAATATCAATTCTGGCAATATTACTGCTGGAACTTATTTGGCTAAAACAGGCGACTATTTGAGATTATCAAATACACGTTATCCTTATATTGCTACAGCAGATGTTAAAATACCCGCAGCCGCCACAGCAATTACAGGAACTATTCAACCAGCAGGCGTTACAGTTAACTTAGAACCAGCAGTTGCAGGTGTATTTCCAGGTAATAATCTAACTTTTGTGTCAACAGCAACTAGAACAAGTATCACAGGTATAACAGATACATCAGGATTAAGTGTAGGACAGATTATCACTGAAAATGGCACTAACACTGGTAGCTTTGGTGGTTTAACTTATATTGTGGCTATTCCAAGTTCAACATATATCGTAATTCAAAGCACCACAGACTGCACAGCAGGTGCAATAACATTTGATGGCACTGGTCCAACATCAACTCCCGCAGTATGCGTGCCTGTTCACAGAGGCTATATTGGCACAGTAAGCACTAACACAGCAGTATTAGTTGGAGCACGTGGTGCTCAGTTTGTAGTCAATGTAACTAAACTTCCACAGATTAGATATCTACCTGGTCAGTTTGTTGAACTTACTGGCGACATTGAATTGATTGAGCAAATATTATGACAACTATTTCACAAGTAAACAATCGCAGTATTGAACATGGCGTTCTCATTGACTTAACATTAGATGATGTAACTTATTATATCAGTAACTGTTATAAAAATGTTATATACAATGGCAATACCTATCAAGCATTGGCTGGATTTTTATCTGTCAGTGAAATACAAGGCAACATTACTAATGCCAACGATGAAGTGCAGGTAAGTTTAAGTGCTATTCCTCCAACATACATTGCCGCTACATTAGACACACAGATCAAAGGCGGTGAAATAAACATTTACCGTGCTTTCTTTGATTACACTACACAGGAGGTTATTACAAATGCAGTATACCGAAGATTTACCGGCGTGGTTAGTAATTATTCTGTTCAAGAAGACATAAACGTTGAAAGTTCTGAACCAGAAGTTAATCACACAATTACTATTATTGCGTCAAGCATTATGGGTGTGCTTGAAAACAAAGTTAGTGGACGCAGAACAAATAGACAAGACTATCAAAAGGTATGGACAGAACTTGGCAATTCAAGCACAGACCCAAGTATGAACAGAGTTGAAGCATTGTTTAATGCAAGTTTTGACTTTGGTAAGCCTTATGTTGCACCAGCAGCCAGCACAGTAAACAACAGCAATACCAGCGGTGGCAGTGGTAGTGTCCAACAAAATATCACAGATGCCAGCCCATAAGTAAAGGATAGATATGATTAGATTAGCAACACGCAGTGACTTAACTAGAGTCACAGATTTATTAGTAGAGTTTTTACAATCTACAAGTTATAACAATCACTGTGATGTTATTGACAGAGAACATATCAAAAAGATTGCGTTCTCTGTTTTACATCATGGTTATATTTGGCTATACTTCAATGAAGAAGTTGCAGTTGGATTATTAGTAGCAGTCAAAGAACAAAATGTTTGGATGCCAAATAAAACTAGTTTGCGTGAATTAGTTTGGTTTGTTCGTGAGGAATATCGTGGCACAGTTGGAGCAGGCAGATTGTTTATAGAATTTTGCCAGCAGGCTGAAAAACTGTTAAATAGAGGTGACATACAAGGATATTTTACAACTCGTATGACAACCACAGAAGATTATGATTTAGAACGCCGTGGTTTCAGGCTCACAGAGAAACTATACATAAAGGATAATTGATATGCCAGCATTTAGCGTAGTTGGAAGCTATGTAGCAACAACAGTTTTAGGATTAGCAGGAACAGCCGCAGTAGTTGTTGGTGCCATTGTTGCAACAGGTGCCGCTTATATTACATCAAGAGTTATTAACGGCAATCCAAACAAAGGTGCTAATTCAGCACAGAATCAAGGTGGACGCATTCAAGTTCCTCCAGCAACAAACAATAAGATACCAGTAGTTTATGGTAATGCTTATGTAAATGGTATCATCACAGATGCTAGACTTATTTCATTAGAAAACAAAGTCAATGACGTAATGTATTACTGTATTGTATTAAGTGAAACCTGTAATAATGAATCAGCAACTTATAGCATTGATGATGTATATTGGAATGACCTACGCTTGACTTATTTGACAGACACAACAGAAACACACATCGTCAAAGATGGTCGTAAGAATGTTGATAATCCAGACACTAGCATAGAAGATTTCATTGATACAAACTTTATTGTTGATACAAATCGTTATGCAGAAATGCGTATATACGCAGGTGGTAGCACAGCGGCACATCAAATCTTTCCTACTAACTCAGGTAATAAAGCCAATGCTTATAACTATTGGGGCAGTAGTCCAGCAAACCCCAATGGCGATGGATCATGGACATCAGCTAATGAAATGAAGGGTTTGGTATTTGCCATTGTTAGAGTTAGATACAGTGGTGAAAAAGGTTTTACTGGTTTACCTAATGTAACATTCCAATTAAACAATACAATCAATAATCCAGCAGATGTATGGTATGATTATATGACTGGTTCTAGATATGGTGCCAATGTTCCAACTACAGCAATTGACACAACTCCAACTACCAGTGCATTAGATCAATGGAGAGATTACTGTGATGAATTAATCACTTACACTCCTGTAGGCGGCGGATCAACAACACAAAAGCGTTATACTATAAATGGTGTTATTGATACTGCACGTCCAGTTAAAGATAACATTGACATTATTTTACAAAATGGCGGTGCTTGGTTAAGCTATGATGTTAGCACAGGACTATGGGAACCAATACCTAAACGTGCTGCCACAGTCGGCGAACTTGCTAGTGCATTAGAGTTTACAGATGACAATATCATTTCTGGTATTACACTAAGTTCAACACGCTTAGAAGACTTGTATAACATGTTTGAAGTTGAATTCTTTGACAAGTATAACAGAGATCAAAAGGCCTATGCTAGATTGGCACTGGATGCTGAAGATAGAAATCCTAATGAGCCAGACAATCAACTGCGCATGAGTCTTGACTTAGTCAACAACAGTGTGCAAGCAGAATTACTGGGACAACTTGAACTGCGTCAAAGCCGTGATGACTTAGTTGTAGAATTTACTACAAACCAATATGGCATACAAGCACAGGCAGGAGATGTTATTAAGATTACCAGTGACTTGTATGACTGGAGCCCAAAACTATTTAGAGTTATGCGTGTCAAAGAACAGGAAACAGACACAGGTGGTTTGGTTGCCAGCATTCAAGCACTTGAATACAACGCTGATGTTTACAGCGTAGAACCAATCACAGAATTTACCACTGCTAAGAATATTGGCATTGGTGTGTATGGTGCAAGTCCATACTTACCTTTACCACCCGCTGTAGTTATTGCCACAGTAGATGCTGATGCACCTATTCCTAACTTTGAACTACAAGTTACAATACCCACAGAAGGTGGTCCTTTTGATGAAATAGAATTGTATTACGCACAAGGCTGGGACGAAATGTTAGTAACAGGTAGTATTGTTCCTGGCACTGGCAGTAATGGAGCTCCTGTGGGCAAAGGCTTGTTAACTATCACTAACACTCCTTATGGACATATTAACGCAGGAGATCGCATTGACCTTGCCACTGACATATTCATTGAAAGTCAAATAACCAATACAGTTGTTAGTAAAACATTTGTTTCCGGCGGAGCACCTGCCAGCGATACTAGCACATTACTTACGCTAAACAACGTCACAGGATTGTTAATAGGTAATACACTAACTGGCACAGGTATTGAACAAGGCAGTTTTATTATTGACATTGACACAGGAACAAACACAGTTAGAATTGAAGATGCTGTTACAGTTCAAGCCAGTGGCACTTATTATGTCACAGGTGGTCTTGGCACTTACATTGTAGATACCAGCACTACACTTTCTGGTTCGGCATATCTATTTGACTTCCCAGAAGCTGACAACTACAAACTGTTAAAGAAACTTGTGCCAGAAGGCAATGACCCAACATTTACCAATGGAACAATAGTTAGAGATACTATTACAAACGTTCCTGCAAATAGTTCCACTGAGCGTCGTTGGTTTGTTAAAGCACGTATGGGTATTAAGAAACGCTTTGGTGCATTTAGTAATCCTGGTGACACAGACTTTGATCAAGGTAGATTTCCATACAGTCCAAATCCAGTAGCATCAGGTGCGTTAGGTGACTTAACGGATGTAACTTTAACTACACCAACATTAGGTGACTTCTTATGGTATGATGGAACAAAATGGATCAATGAAAATGAAACCAGAGTTGATACAACAGCACGAACATTAAGATTAACCAGAGAAAATACTGCGGCAGGTGAAGACTATGAAGATGAAGTTGCACTAAGGCTCAATGATAGAGTCACAGACGCTCCTGACAATATCACAGATGATGGTGGTCCAGCAATTAGATTTGAACGAAGTAGTGGTGTTAGCGGCACTCCTGTGGCATTCGGTCAAATAACCATGGAATGGTTTGGCACTACCAATGATCATAGATTTAGAGTAGTTACTAGCACCGATGAATTTGCTCCTGGCAGTGGTAGTCCTCCTCCATATCCTAACAGCCCTGTGTTAATTGAAAGCACTAGAAAATACAGTAAATTTAATGAGGGTGTTTTATATGTTGATGCGGTCAATGACCGAGTTGGTATCAACAAAACAAATCCAAGTTACGAATTAGATGTAAATGGCAGTGCTAACATCGATGATAACTTATATGTTACTGGATCAACATATCTAGGCAATGATTACATCACAGACGCAACTTATGTAGTAGGTGATTTTGATGTAACAAATAACAGCGTCAGCAACTTATTTGTAGATCACACAACAGGTTATGTTGGTATCAATGACAACACACCTAGCACACATTTAACTGTTGCTGGTGGATTATATCAATCAACAAGTGTAAGCGGAGAGCGTCCAGTATTCCAATATGATAATTCTTCAGCAGGTGTTAATAATGTTTTATTTCTGCGTAAAAATTATGGTGCAGGAACTTATACTACCGATGATGGAGTAGGTCTTGCTTTACAACTTGATAGTAACACACAAAATACTAATACCGTTGCTGTAATTAATACGGCTTGGAATGCCAGTGCCCCAACTGTTAACCTAGCAACAAATATCAATGATAACACAACAGGTCCATTTGTTACCGTAGCAAGTTTTTCCTCGGCGGCTGCGTATGTCAATGGTGATTTAACGGTTAATGGTAATGATATTAAATCAAGCACAGCAACAGCACTCACGCTCAGCGGTGCAGATGTCAATGTAGCAGGTGATTTAACTATTACTGGTAATGATATTAAGAAAAGTGGTGGCACAACAGTAGTAACATTCAGTGGCACTAATTTAACAACATTTGCCGGAGATATTGTTGTTAGTGGTAATACTATTCAAAGTTCAACAACAGCCGCATTAGAACTAAGTGGTGCAAATGTAGAAGTTGTAGGTGATTTAACTGTCACAGGTAATGATATCAAATCCAGTGGCGGAACAACTGCTATTACACTAAGTGGCGCTACAGTATCTATGCCTGATGATTTAACTGTGGACAGCGGAACATTGTTTGTAGATGCTTCAACTAACAGAGTTGGTATTAATAATTTAACACCAACAGTAGCATTGGATGTTACAGGTAGTATTTTAGCCAGTGCTAGTGTTGATGCTAATAGTTTACTTGCTACAAATAGAATTGATGGCGCTGGTGTGCTTGAATTATATTCAACAGGCTTTGGTCCAAGTGTAGAAACACAGGTATTTTATTATACTGCTAGTGGCACTAGTTTACAAACTGTTAATACATGGGCAACTGTAAGTTATATCACTGGCAAGTATACAATTTCAATGCGTAAAGGCACTGATTATCACTGTATGGATATTATGGTTTTACATGATGGCACTACTGCTTATATGAATACCTACAGTGAAATGTTTACCAATGCCAGTTTGGCTACATTTACAGTTGATATTAGTGCTGGCAATGTTAGACTAAGAGTTACTCCTGCAACTGTTGGCAGTTTAGAAATAGTTTTAGAGCGTAAATTGTTCATTGCGATTTAACATAAATAACAGTTGGGAGTCCGCAGATTCCCAACTTTATTCCCTCAGGAGAACAATATGTCAGGTGTATTAAGTTTCAGCGATTGGCTAGGAGGCCCGGACAACATACAAGCGGAATCAATATTCCCTTCAACTAAGCGCACATACGCTTATAATTTCAATCAAGATATCACAGGTTGGACTTGGGCAATTGATTATCAAACATTGGTAGTAAATCCAGTTACCTATGACCGCAATGGCGTGCCAAACTTTAGTAGTAGTTTAGTTATCGGCTACTTTCCAAAACAAGAAGTCACTGTAGATAGTAGTGTATTGAATGTAGTCAGTGCTACAGCAGGCACAGTTAATATTACAATACCTGGAGGTTTATACACAGGCGCTATTATTCCTGATGCTCGTAAGAACGTGCCAATTACCATTGTAGGTATTACATGGACAACAGCAGATACACCAACACAGACTAACAGTCATCGTTGGGCATTCATACAATGCTACGAACCCGATGTTGATATCGGCAATCCTATTTTATCAGCAGGCTATACAGCACTAACAATAGCCTAAGGAGATATTATGAGTAATATTTCCGTTACAACAAATCAAAGTGTAATAGATGTCACGCAAAATAGTGGCATTACAGTAACCACTCCCACAGGACAGACAATTGCTGTCACTGTTCCAAATAGTAGCGTAGATGTTACTACGACCACAGATGATATCACAGTATTAACTGCTGGCACATTATACATAAACAGCAGTGGTGTTATTACCAGCGTAAATGGCAATACTGGTCCTGTAGTAGTTTTAGACACAGATGATATCAGCGAAGGCACAACTAACAAGTATTTTAGTCAAGCATTGGCTAGACAAAGTTTAAGTGCAGGCACAGGTATTAGCTATGATAATTCAACCGGTGTTATTACTAACACTAGTATAAACACTGATACAACATATACACAGAATGCCACAGCAACCACAGGCGGTGCTAACTTAAATTTAGTTGGCAGTGATGCAACCACGGATTCAGTAAAGTTTGCTAGTGGAACAAATGTCACAGTTACAAGAACTGATGCTGATACAATTACTATTGCATCTACTGATACAAATACAACTTATACAATAGCCAGTGCATCAACCACAGGCGGTGCTAATTTAACACTAACAGGCAGTGATAGTAGCACAGACAATGTAGCCTATTTGGGCAGTGGTGCAACAACTGTAACTTCAACTGATGCCAACACTATTACAATCAGCAGTGTTGATACAAACACAACTTATACTCAAAATATTAGTTCAACTACAGGCGGTGCTAATTTAAACTTAGTTGGCAGTGATAGTTCAACTGACACAGTAAAGTTTGCCAATGGCACAGGTGTTACTGTAAGTTACACAGATGCCAATACTGCAACTATAGCTATTGGACAAAGTGTAGGCACAACAGACGCAGTTACGTTTGGCAGTGTTAATATTGACAGCCGTGCAAGTTTAGACACAGCAACATTAACAACTTCAGCAACTACAGCAGATCAAGTATTAGATAGTTTTGCAGCCGCAACATATCGCACAGCAAAATATTTGATCAGTGTTACTAGTGGTTCAGCATATGAATGTGTTGAACTATTAGTTGTTCATGATGGTGCTACAGCGTATCAAACAACTTATGCTGAATTAAGAACAGGTGCAGACCTAGCAAGTTTTACAGTGGATGTAAGTGGTGGAAATGTTAGACTACTAACAACACCAGTAAACGCAGTCACAGTTTACAACATAACAAGAACCGCAGTAGTGGTTTAATCATAAGGATAATGAATTATGGCAAACAAGAATTTTAAAGCGCGAATTGGTATAGAAGCACCATTAATCGCCGCAGATGATGGCACAACAGCCATCACATTAACTAGTGCGAATGTTGCAGTAGCAGGTAACTTAGATGTTCAAGGCGGAGCAATCACAGAATCAACAGGTGCACTAACTATTTCAACAGGTGCAAGTAATGGTAATATCACATTAGATCCAAATGGCACAGGTGACATTGCTTTTACTTTAGCCACAGGTGGTAATGTTACTAATACAAGAAACTATGTCTTTGGTGCTATTCGCAATTCTACAACTGAAAATACCAATGGCGATATTTGGGAATTGAACACCGGTGCGGCGCAAAGTGCAACTAATCCATACTATCGCGGTATCAGTTTAGACAATTCAGCAGATCAAACTCGTGGTCCTGCTACATTAATGCGTAGTTATGCTGGTGCCTCAGGCGGTGGGTCAGCACAGCGTGGTCGTGTTATATTTGAAAAGAGTCGTGGCACAAACGCCAGCCCTAGTGCTGTTCAAAGTGGCGACAATCTAGGTTCAATAGATGCCACAGGTTATACATCAACAGGTTGGTTAAATGACACAGTAGGTGCTGTGCCTATATTCTTTGGATTTAGTGCTGCAGAAAACTGGGTAAGCAACACTAACTTAGGGACAACCTTTACATTAAGTCAAGCGCCAACTGCTACAACTATTACCAGTGGTGCTAATTTAATCAATACTTTAGTTATTAACCCGCAGACATTTGCCAGCCGCAGTGATGCATTTACTTGGGCTAATGGTAAAACAGGCACAACACAAACAATGGCCTTGGATGTTAATGGTAATTTAACAGTCACAGGTGATTTACAAATTAATGGCAACAATATTTTAAGTAGTGGTGCTACTAATGCCCTAACACTGCAAGCAGTCACTGGTTTTAACTCAAACACTTATGCCGATGGTAACTTAGTATATGGTGCTATTCGTAATACTTCAACTGGATTGACTACTACATTAACTAATGGTGATATGTGGAGCTTAACCAATGGTGCTGCCGCAGGCACTAGAGGTTTGTGTATAGACAACAGTGTTACACCAAGTAAGCGTCCAGGTATTGTTACTCGTGCTTATAGCACTGGCAGTGGTGTTGCTCCTAGAAGTATGGCTGTAACTGAAATTGCTCGTGGTAACCCTACAGGTGGTTTATCAGCAGTTCAAACTACGGATCGTTTCTGTGAAATGACTGGACAAGGTTATAACGGCACTAACTGGACTGGAGATGTGGTTGCTAACAACCCATTTACATTCCGTGCTGAAGCCACAGAAACTTGGAGTGATAGCCCAAGACGAGCAGGCACTAAGTTTATGGTGTTTGCACAGCCCTCAGGTGTTGATTATACAACTACTAGTGTTAGCAACATTATCAATCACAATCCATTAGGTGCGTTATATATTGCTGATACATTTCAGTTTGATACAAGAACAGCAGCCAGTGGTGGCACAGCCAAAAACTTATTAACATTGAACAATTCAGGTTCAATAGTAAAAGCAGACTCATTTACATTCCAAGATAGTAATAGTGCATTATTACACGGCGGTGATATCAGCTATCGCAGAACATATGGTTGCTTTCACAAAACAGCCAATGTTACAGCAGCCGCTGCCAACACAGTCTATGAATTTGATTGGTATACAGATACTACAGCACACGTAGGTAATCAAGGTGTGACAGTAACCAGTGGTAATCCAACAAGATTAAACATTGACACACAGGGTAGTTATGAAGTTGTCATAGAAATGCAGGCAAAGAACACAGACAACGCAGAAAGAACTGCTTGGGTTTGGTTAGCGAAGAATGGCACTGATTTGTCAGAAACACGCATTAAAGTAAGTCTGCGTCCAGCCAGTGGTGGCAGTGATGTTTATCAACTTATTACCAAAATGTGGTGTGTTGATAATTTAGCAGACAATGATTATCTTGAAGTTCGTTTTGCAGTGGATAATACTAGTGGCATTAGCCTTGAATATGAAGCGGCACAAACAAGCCCATTCGTAATGCCAGCACAACCTAGTGCTACAATTACAGTTTCACCAATAGGAGCATAATATGAGATCATTACCAGAACGCGGAATTAGAACGAAAACTAATCGTAAAAAGCCTCGCCCAGGGAGAAAATAATGCCAGTTAGAAAAGTCACAGGCCCTAGAGGCGGAACAGGATACAAATATGGATCAAGCGGAAAATACTACCCCGGACCAGGGGGCAGAGTTAAGGCGCAAAAGCAAGGTGTGGCTATACGCCTCAGCGAACAGCGAGCAGCAAAAAAGAAAAAGTAAGGACAAGAAAATGTCACGAGAAGAAACTGATTTAGCCACTCACGTAGAGATATGTGCTATCCGATATAAAGGCATAGAGGAGAAATTTGATGACGTTGAATCCAGACTATCAAAGATTGAAACAGATGTCAATGACATCAAAGTTCAAACTCAGCAGGGCTTTAGCGAGATCAAGTTATTGCTGGAGCGTCAAAATTCCAGTAAACAGGTTCAACTAATTGCTACTTTTGGAACTATAGTTACTGCTATACTTGCTTTTGCTGGTTATCTAATCACAAAATAATTAAAGTGGGTCAAGTATCTAAATATGGATATGAGACCTCCTTTAAGCCGAAACTGGCAATATATAAATCAAAACTTGTCAGGACTAACAGATCCTAGACTAGTCGTCACCAAACACATGGACTGGGTTATACCTGGTGGCAAAGATTCAACTTGGAATGGTGTTGAACCAGACAATTACAATCTTGCTATCTATGATACAAAACCACATGACTTGGTGTTCATGCAACATCAATGCTTTTATAGATTGGATAAAACTTTTAATTATAGAAAGTGTCAAGGTTGGATGAGTTTGTATGTAGCTGAAGAACGCTTACAAACTATTTTATTCAATAGAGAAATTGTAAAAATACAACCTTTGGCATTTTGGAAATATAGTCAAAGCAAACCAATAAGAACAAAACGTAGTTTATTGGACAGAGAAAACAATTACAACAATCGCAGTGCTGACAATTTCAGCACAGAAGAACGCCTATGGATCTCGGGCTATTATGAGAATCTAAGAAGTAAATACTTTGACGATGATGAGAAATTCATCAAAGTTGTGGGCACACCCCGAGGTGCTGTCCTAAACTATCAACCCGAAGTTGATAGTTACGATGATTCTATTTTAGAAGAATCGTGATTTTTACTGCTAACTTTTAGCCTCCCTTGGGTGAATACTTGGGAGGCTTTTTTTGCGTCTAATACTAAATTACTATGACCTATACTAAAGTATTATTGTGGCTTTTTAACAACAAATAACCCTAATAGCAAAATGGGAATTATATTGACACAAAATAGCGACCTGTGCTATAATACAGCATAGGCAGTAAAAACTGCTTATATAACTTAACTTAACAGAAAGCAACTTAACAATGCAAAAACAGCGTTATGTAAATGTGCTTGATTTCATAGCACAACAAAACAAACTAGCAAAAGAATTTCGCTATACATTAGATAAAAGTAAATTTATTTTTACACAAACTAATAGTCATGCAAATTTAGTATATGCTTATATTCCCGTAGATAATGATTTACAAGAATATATTAATAATATGCGTAAGCAAGAATTAAAGCATATTAACTTTATGCACACACTTGCCGGTAATAAGCATAAAATTAAACTTGCTACAACTACTAAATTACGCGGTAAAATAGTGTTGTAAAAACACAACAATAATAACCCTGCACAGTGCAGGGTTATTAAATTGACACAAATTGACGTCTGTGTTATAATTACACATAGACAGCAATAACGCAGTCTATATAACTTAACTTAACAGAAAGCAAATTATGTTTAATATTTTCAAAAGCAAAGCACAACGCGAAAACGACACACTTATTGCACAAACACATCCTGCATGTGCTTATGCAGGCGTGCTAATGTATGTAGCAAAAAATCCGCAAGTAGTTAACAACAAAAAATTCTTAAAAGAATTTAATAAGTTACAAACTGCTTGGTTTGAATACTACACATCAGCATATAAAAAATTTGCAGATCTACAATTAGATCTTACTAAACACAATGAGCAACTTATTTGTAGTGCTATGGCAGTTATTATTGCAAGTGTGCTTGAAGGTAACTATACTTTAGAAGAAACAGAAGAACACAACGGTCTGCTTAACATTATTAAAAAAGAAGCAAACTTAAACAACATTCCGCGTGTTTACGCAGATGCTTACATTAAGTTTTACGAAACTGAAAGTGTGGCATAAACACAACAATAATAACCCTGTGTAGTGCAGGGTTATTAAATTGACACAAATTGACACTTGTGTTATAATTACACATAGACAGCAATAATGCTTCTATATAACTTAACAGAAAGTAACTTAACATGCAAAATTTTAACAGTGAACAACACACTTACTTAATTAACTTCTTTACGCAAGAAGCACAGCACAATCGCGAACTAGCACAAGATGACGCAGATCTTGCTGACATGTATCTTAACGATGCACTACAATGCGACGCAGTTATTGCTAAACTTAGCAACGACACAACTATTGCTACAGCAAAACAACTAGTTAGACAGTTTGACACATACGAAGACTTGTTGTGCAAAATTGCTGAATACGACGAACGCAACGACATTGCTGACTTATTGTTAGCATAAAAAAACGAGCACATGTAAAAGTGTGCTCAAACTTAACTTTAACAGAAAGAAACTTAAAATGACACAAGCAATTTTTAAAATTGGTATTAACGGTGCTAAGTTTATTAGCACACTTGTTGATGCACAAAAACAAGCAGGCACAGACATTTTGTTTGTAGGCACAAACTACGCAGGTCAAGCACTGTGCTGGCAACAATATGTTGATGAAGCAAGTTATAAACACTTTCCGCAATGCTTTGCCGAAGTAACAGATTACAACTGGGAGAATTTAAAATGAATAGAACTTATGCTAACATGGTCACGAATACAGCAAAGATGTTTGTAGGTCGTGAAGTTGAACGCACACCTTACTTTGGTCTACAAACACTATTTGTAGTTGGTAGTCCCCAAGACCAAGTAGACCTAATCTTAAAACACGCAGATGCTAACAACTGTGAACACATCTTTCTAGGTGCTAATCACAGTTATGAACCGCAGAACATTGAAGAAGCAAATGAGTGGTCAATGGCAATTAGCACACTTGCTAAAAAATACAAAATTAGCGTTGATGTAGGATCAAACTTTTTACACTATTTTAGACACAGTAAGACACATTTAATTAAAAATATTTGTTTACAAGTTAGATTGGAAATCAGCGACATGCATGAATACAATGACTTGGTAATGATTAAAATTGATGATTCTGGTTTTAGGCACAGTAATCCAGGTATTTGGACTACACCATTGACTTCAATTTGCAGTGACGCTAACTTTACTGCTTGGGATGAATATAACAAAGATAGGATTGTAAAATGAACATGTATAAATTAGTTTTTGACAACACAGAAGGTGATGCTGTTCTAGCAGATTTGGAACGCATTGTTAACATGACCAAAGTAAACGCAGAAGATCCAAACTCTAATGCGGCAATTTGGAAGTGTGCGCAAATGGCGTTACTACAGCGTATTCGCAATCAAATTAACAAAGAATAAATGTTGTAAAAACACAACAAATAACCCTACTAATACTAGGGTTATTAAATTGGCACAAATTGACTTTGGTGTTATAATAACTACATAGCGAAACAGTTCGTTATACAACTTAACTTAACTTAATCAGGAGATTACAATGGCTAACTTTATCGTAATGGAACTTGCTAAGGATCCCGAAAATTCCAAAGAATGGTTTTGGACTGGTCGTAGTTTTATTGCTACATCTACAGGACATTCAGTAGATGAACTCAAACAAAGCAAATTCTTTTGCAGTAATTTCAATCGTCAATGCGATGAAGAATTTGGCACTTGGGAAGGTGTAGAAATCCTACCATTTCCAAATACAAGTAATAAGCCTACTATGGTTAAAGTTTTAGATTACGCACTACCAGTAATGATTTAATTGGCTTAAATTCACTTTTATTGTATAATATACTTTTAACACACACAGAGGATTTATTATGAAAACATTTTTACTTGAAGTTCCTTACACATCAACTTGGACTGTGCAGGAAACTACCACTTTGGAAATCACCGAAGACGAGATTTTGGACTACTTTGAAGTTGATGACTTCGACGAAATTGACGCAGATGCTCTCCAAGAGTTCTTCAAAGAGCAAGCTGAAGAAATTGACATTCCACGAAATGTATTGGCGGCTCAGTTTGCTGATGAAGTGTCCAACAACGCCACTGACTTTGAAGTTCAAGTTGATGACATTTCAGTTGAGGAGATTGTATAATGAACCGTGCTCAAGACTGCTTAACACAGATGCGTGACATTTATCAACAGTTCAGTGGCGAAGAAGTTGCACAGGCTATTCGTGTAATTAGAGCTGAATTGGTAGCAGAAGAACAAAGAACAGACTTACAGCGTGAGATTTTGGCTAAACAGGCTGTGTTGGATAAATTGACACAAAATCAATAATCGTTTATAATACATACATGAACTAAGCATTTCGCTAAAAGTTTATAACTTAAGAAAGGGGTCCAAAATGGCTCAAACACTGAAAAGCAAGGTTAGTAAACTTGCACAAGCATATAGCATCACCGCTATCATTGATACTGCTAAACAAGTTCAAATTGAACAAGCAGATATCGCAATCTGGGATGCAATGTCCACAGACGAGAAAACCGAATGGTTTCTTAATCAATGTAAAAAATATAACCTTACACCTTTGCATTTTGAAACTGCAATTTATATAAAGGAATTTGTTAACTCTAAAGAACCATATTTTATTGCTTGGTTAGAAAACTGTGGCACAGGATATTGGCACATCGAGATTGGTAATAGTCTTTCTAATATTTGGCCTACTAGTCCTGGCATCAAAGGACAAGAAGAACAGATCAAACAAGTTATGCGTTTACGTCAAATGCAAGAATATAGTTCAAATAACCGTCTTGGTAAATTATTAAAGGAAGGCAAATAAAATGGCTACTAAACAAAAAACTAACGGACAATTCGGCATTACTTTTGCCAGTCCACTTAAACAAACAATGATTCAACGAGGTGCTATTGAAGATGCGGCTTTACGCAAATTCATTCGTAGTGCTATTGGTGTAAATAAAAAGAAAGTAGAAGCAACTCGTCACACTATTTTATCAGGTCCTCCGGGTGTTGGTAAAAGTTTTGGCACTATGGACGAATGTTCGGTAAACAATGTTGTTTATGTTACTATTCCTCCTGGCAGTAGCGATTTAGTAATAACCACTATGCTAGCACACGAGGTTTGGAAACTTAAACCTAATGAAGAACTTGTAGTTATTCTTGATGATGCTGATGATGTAGTGTTTGGCAGTTATGAAACACTTAACAAGTGGAAAATTGCTATGGGTGATATCAATTATGATATTGGACAGATTCCATACTATGCTCATAATGTAAGTATGACTAACACTATTGCCAAACTTGAAGAAGTAGGCAAACAGGATCTTGCTGATGCACTTAAAAGTTTTCAATCTACTGGAAGCATTGGCGTAAATATTCCAACCGACCGAGTTCGTTTTGTTATTCTTTGTAATTTAGATTTAGAAGATCCAAAAGCATTTGGTAGAAATAAAGTTAAATCTGCTATTCCTGCTATTATGGATCGTTTTAATTATAGTCGCATTAACTTAAACTGGGAATACCAATGGGGTTGGTTGGCTTACGTTTTAAGCAACAGTCAACCTTTTGAAGGACATCCTTTAAGTGATGAACAGAAAAAAGAATTACTTGAATGGATGTATAGTAATTGGAATAACCTTCGCAGCACAAGTTATCGCATGGTGCGTAAATTAGCAGAAGCAGTGATCAACGAACCTGATAGTTATCAAGATAGTTGGGCAACTCAATTGAAAGGTCACTAAAATGAAACAATCTTCATCTAAAAATGATTTATATTCTGGTTTGGAAGATATTTTGCCAACGAAAAAAGAATTAAGTTGGGAAACTCGTAGTGCTAATCCTGTATATCGCGAAAATCTTAAAAAAGGTAAAGAAAAATTAAAAGATGATCTTGAACACCAATCAAGATTATTGTCAGCGGCTGATAAAAAACGCAATGATCCAAATTGGAAATTGTCTTTACAAAAAGGTATCAATGCAAGATTTGCAAAACAAAATGGATTAATATATACTCCATATGGTGTTTTTAACACATTAACAGAAGCATCTAATGTTTTAAATATTGATGGCAGAACTATATTAAAAAGAATTAAGGAAAAGGTAGACTATCTTTATATTCCTTTTGATTTTGATATTTCTAAAATTGATTTATTAATAGAAGAAAAAAGAAAAACACTTAAGCCAAAGATTAAAAAATCAAAATGCGGACAAGGAATGTCTAAACCTATACAAACACCTTTTGGTTTGTTTATTACTTTAGGAGTGTGTTATAATTATATAAAAGAAAATAATATAATGAAGGATCCAAGTCGTAAAATTCCAAAACTTATTAAAACTAATCCTAAAGATTATTATCATATTACTCAAAAAGAATATATTATGCTAACAGGTCGGGAAATTTAAGATTCTTAGACTAAATACTAGTGTAGCAGGCAAGACATAATCTCTATGTTGTTCCTTTAAAACGTTATTTGCCAAAGTAAACCTCAAAGACCTGTTACACGATCTAACCTGCAATGGGAAGGATCACTGAAAACCTCCGTTTAGCGCATTTTCGGAGGTTTTCTTTTGGCTAAATTAAACTTGTATAATTCAATGATTTAGAGTATAATAGATAAATACTTTACAGGCAAATAAGGAGAATATATGCAAGCACAAGGACCGTGGTTAGTAGCTAAATGTGATTTTGGCACTAGCAAGCAAAGTGGTGGTGACATGACTACCATAACAATGATTAACCAAAAACAAGAAATAGCTCACACTTATGTTGAACACAGTAATAAGAACTATCAACACTGGGCCAATGTAATTAAAGGCTTTGATCTAGGCTGGGGCATTACTATTGATAATCTACGTTACAAAGTAAAGAATAAAGAGATACAGCAACGCCATATCAAAATTCATAATATTAAAGAAAATTTAATTGATGCGGATAGTTTACCCAGAAGTGTCTCAGTTGAAGATACACTACAACTAGCAGTAGATAAATTTTTTAAAAGCATATGATAAAATACTATACTTGGATGATGGATGAAGTAACCTATGAAGAGTTGATGACTATCAAAGGTATCATACCTAATTTTAGAGCAATTCGCTCAAGCACCGAAGAAGAATATTATTACATTGGAGAAGGACTTAATATTTTCAATGATGAAGAATATTTTTTATTAAAAATGGTTTGGCCTAATATTATCTGTGTTGATGAGATTACCGAAGAACAAGCAAAAAAATACAAGCAACGATATCCATTGGATATGAAACTCAAAGGCACAAAAACATTTGTTTAAAAAATAGAAACAAAGACTAAATACAGTATAGGCAAATGACGCTACCCAGCTCAAAATTACAATTTAACTTTTAAACCCAGCGACACAAATCTCCTCTGTGCGTGGCAGAGACCAAAGCGTGGACAATACTAAACGCAAAGTCTGTAAAAAACATAGCAAGCCAATTATGCGGCAGCCCCTGGGAAGGGATTCGTTTTGACTACAATTTTTAACACCAGTGGATTGCAGTTGGGGCACAGCATAATAATTAAGTTTTCAGCGTCTATACCCTTTAGGGCACGGATTGAACTTGCAGTTTTATACCTGCGAATCAATTGGGGGGAGGGGTGATGTTCTATCTATTAATTACTAACAAACATTAAGCCGTCCAACTGCTAGCGCAGTTAGCCGTAGAAGTAGACAAAACACTCACTTCGTTCGTTCTCTTGTCTCTTCTATTTTACTGCGTAGTAAATTTAAACGAGTTGTTTGTGAGTCAAAAGACGAAACAAACACACGAGTTTGGATCTGTAAGATCCTTTTATCAACCCTGCATGTCTGATGAAAAATATCATCTATAAAACACAGATAAATGACAAAACAAATAAATACATAACAAGGAAACATTATGATAGATATGGAGATTGAATTTATGAGTCAGCAATGGACAATCAGAGCAGCAAAGCCAAAAGAACTAGTTGATTGTTTGGGGTTATGTGATCCCACAACTAATACAATTATTATTGATCCGGATTTACCCCCAAGTGTTATGCTACAAACTTTAACGCACGAATGGGTTCATTTAATTGAAATGACAATGAACTTGCATTTAACGGAAACGCAGACCGATGCTATGGCAGCAGGTATCTTGCACTTGCTGGCTACAAATCCAGAACTACATGCATTGTATCTAAGTAAGCTAGACAATGAGGAAGACTATCAATGAGACATGATCATCACAGTATAAGTCCACAATACAAGCACGTTGGTGAATGGTCGTGGAACGACGAGATACTTTGGAGTAAAGTTGAAGTTAGTTTAGATATTACAGAATGCTGGCCTTGGCAGGGAGCAATGAGTCCCACAGGTGCATTATTTGGCGGTAGAAAAAACGGTAAGCCACAGATGTCACAGGCACGCCGTTTTATTTGGATGAGTGAAACCAATGAAGATGCAACTCCGTATAGAATAACAATGACTTGTCACAACCAGCAATGTCTAAACAGTCAGCATTTCAAACTAGAAAGAAACTTAAAATATAAAAATATTCCATGGGCTACGTTTGATGGAGATAACACTAATGAATAATATTATTGAAACTCGTATCAGTCAATATAGATTTGCAGAAATGGATGAAGACACAGAACATAACTTAAAAGATGTGTCAAAGAGATTTGCCAAAGACATGCGCTTTGATTTTAACTTTGAATACTACAGCATCTACTGGACTGAAGAGAATTGGCTGTTAGCAAAACTAGCAATGCCAGAACTAGATGTTATATTAACGAGGGTTCCTTGATGGCAAGACCACAGCCAACAATATTAATGACCACTGAATATCAAGGAGTTAATCAACTTGATATATTAAAAGCAGATGGACTATGGGCAGTAGTATATCGAGGACAGCCAATTAATGTTAGAAAAACACTGCTGACATTACAGGGAGAATCATTTAAGTATCAACGTGGCACTTATCCCAGTCCAGCTCCAGCAAGAATACTAGCGGAAAAGTTAAATGAATTATTTTACTGCACAGACTTTGCAGTAGTTAAAGTTTTATAAAGGTAAATATGTAATGGCAACAAGACAAGGACAGTTTATGGTTTTCTCAACAGGTGCACCAAAAGAAGAATTTGATATCATCAGCAATGAAGATTATAAGCTCAGAGTTAAAAAGACTTGGGTTGAAGCAACCAGTGTATGGCACGTTAAGATTACTAGTCAAAGTGTATTTGATCGTAGTTTTGAAATGTTTCTCACACACGAAGAATTAAAAAGATTAAAGGATGTATTATAATGTTATTAAGTTTACAAGAACGAGTCTTAGAACAACAACTAAGATTCTATTTAATGGTTAATGGCATACTGGCAATCTCAGTGTTTGCAAGTGCAGCCTTTTTGTTGTATAAAATAGTGAAAGCGATCGTTGCGTGAAACCAGGACCAAAACCAGACAGTAAATGGGGATCAAAGATTGTTGAAGGCAAGTTAGTGGGTCGCAACAATGTTGTAGTGCCTCCAGCAGAAGTTGAAGATCTAGCACAGATTGGCTGCACTGACAGAGATATTGCTAACTGGTTTGGCATAGATGAAAACACACTAAGATACAATTTTAGCGATTATCTCATAAAAGGCAGAGAAAACTTAAAAATATCACTACGCAGAGCCATGCTTAAAAATGCTTGTGCTAACTTAAATGCCGCAGTTCAAATCTTCTTAGCGAAAAACATGTTGGGCATGAGCGACAGTGGTATGAGCACAGACAATTCAAAAGTATTGCCATTTACTGATGACGATGATGATAAACCCACTGAAGAACAGTTGGATGATATGCGTGAAGAACTTAAAGAACTAGATGGCGTTAAGTAAAGCACAGCGTATGATTGCAGATTGTCCTATGCGTTTTCGCGTAGCGGTTTGCGGCAGGAGATTCGGGAAAACTCACTTAGCATTAAGAGAGTTAGCCAAATACGCAAGTAAGCCAGATCAGCGTGTTTGGTATGTTGCACCTACATACCGAATGGCTAAACAGATTTTGTGGAAGAAAATTAAAAAGAAGTTAGTTAATCTAAACTGGGTAAAGAAAGTCAATGAGCAAGACTTAACTCTAGAGTTAGTTAATGGTAGTGAAATATCACTAAGAGGTGCTGACAACTATGATTCATTACGCGGTGTGGGATTAAACTTTATCTGTTTGGATGAGGCAGCAGACATTGACAAAGAAGCGTGGTATGAAGTATTACGCCCCACACTAGCAGACACAGGTGGACATGCATTGTTTCTAGGCACACCAAAAGGTATGAATTGGTTCAAAGATTTGTATGACAATTATACTAGATTAAGCAACTGGATGAGTTTTCAGTTTACTACCATTGATGGTGGCAATGTTCCCCCAGATGAAGTTGAACAAGCACGTCAAGACTTGGATGCAAGAACATTTAGTCAAGAGTTTTTAGCAACCTTTGAAAACTTTAGTGGCATTGTTGCTTACGCATTTGGCGCACATAACATCAAGCCTGCAGATCCTATTTCACCAACTGAACAATTAATACTAGGCACTGACTTTAACGTTAATCCAATGTCATGCACAGTTATGCGAAGAACACAGGATGGTTTACATCAAATAGACGAGATTGTTCTTTACAGTAGTAACACTAATGAACTTATAGATGAGATTAGAAATAGATATCCTAGAAATCCTATACAGATATTTCCTGACCCAGCAGGTGTTCAACGTAAGACAAGTGCAAATGGTAACACTGACATTAAGATTCTAGAGAACGCTGGATTCACAGTTAGATATCATAGACAACATCCTCAGGTCAAAGACAGGATCAATGCTGCCAACAGTTTGTTCTTTTTGCGTGACAATAGTTCTACAAGATTCTACATAGATACAAAATGCAAGCATACAATAAAAAGTTTGCAACAGTTTTGTTATAAAGAAGGCACACAAATACCTGACAAAGATTCTGGATTTGACCACATGTTTGACGCATTAACTTACGCAATACAGTTCTTATTCCCAATCAACAAGGAACAGCCTGTTATTATTCCAAAACGCTTTGGACATCAATTAGCATAAGAAAGAAAAAGATGAGAGATAAACTAAAAGAAGCATATAGATCACAACGAGGTAGTGCTATTAAAAGAGGTATAGAATTTCAATTTACCTACGATGAATGGTTGTCTTGGTGGGGCGATGATATCGTAAATAGAGGTCAAGGCCGTGATAAGTTAGTTATGGCTAGACACGGTGATATCGGTCCTTATCATCCAGATAACTGTAAAAAAATAACTCATAGTGAAAATACCATTGAAGGAAATAAACGCCGCAATGCTAGTGAAGAAACTAGAAGAAAAATAGGCGAAGCATCTCGTATTAGAAATACGGGTAAAACATTTATTATGTCAGATGAAACTAAAGCAAAGATTAGTGCTGCTACCAAAGGCAGAACAGCCTGGAATAAGGGCAAAACTTCTCAGCATCAACTTGCATAAATAACTTATTAAAAGGAGCCTATAAACATGGCTGAGTTACAAACATTTC